ATTATTAGTAGCACCATACACAAACGTGTCTAAAAAATGGTAAGCACTAACAACTGTAACAGCTAATACTATTCTTATTTGCCCGTTAATCTCACCATCATTATAAAAAGCATTGGCAGCTCGTCCTGCCATGACAGCATCTTGTATAATAGCTGTGCCGTCATAGTCTTTATAATCGCCAAAAAGAAAATCTAAACCTACGGCAAGCATTCTCTTAGCCAACATTGTCCATTCTGGGCTATCGGGATTAATTCCTATACCCATTTCACCATCAATATAGCTACTGGCACAATGCGCAAAGAACATCCCAAAATATTGTCTCATTGCTACTAATAGATCAAATGGACCAACTTGAAATACACGAGTCTTGAATTCTCGCACTTTTTCCAATGGGCGACATTCATCTTTAAGTGTGTCTATAAAGTACGTTGGTGGAATTTTATTTAATTTCGCGCATTCTATTCTATATTCTACCAATCGTCTCAAATCATTCGTAGGTGATAAATCCTTACTTAGGTCATCTCTCACTTTTATATTTAACCAAGGTGTTTTATTTGTAACTTTGGCTAATTTTACAAAAGGAAAACCTGCGGAGGTTGTTATATCGATTTGACGCAATCCGTCAATTCCATTTAATGCTTCTTCAATTGTAAGCACTCTCTTTTCGGCGTGCAACCACGGTGATTCCCATGTCATGATTGATTCATTAATGTGATTCTGTATTTTCTTATTCATCGCCTCAGGTATCATCTCACTATCTTTGGTTAATTTCTGAATACCTAATAACATTGGTGAATACTCTACACCATCAATGGTTTCTTTATTCAATTTAGCCGGACTTGTTAAATTTGGGCCAAAATCTTCATACATCAAATCAAACACTACGCTTTTACTTATTTTCGTTCGATTGGGTAAGTTTACTTTGTAAGATAAAACCTTGCCTTCTCTTACAAAGGTATTAACTCTACCTATAGGTTCTAAGTCTAGCATAGCAGCTTGTGCGCCAAATCCTGTAGCGGGTGTTTCAGGTATAATAAAATGAGTATCCTCCAATTTAACTATGGGATTAAAGTATGCAATAACTTCTTCTATGTCTTCGCGAAAAATAGGACATGCAATGCCTTTTTGCAACTCTTCATCGGCTGCACCATGCATGCCAACAAATTTGGCAGCTACAATAGGGTCATCATGAGCTACAATTTCTCCACAATCACCAGCGACTGTTTCACACTTGTCATAAGTGATAAAATGGGAAACTTCAACCTGTTTATCAGGTATATTCATTCCATGTTTCGCATTTCTCATACCATCAAAAGTGT